AAAATACTGGTTGTTATATTTGTACCTTCTGCCAAATATTTAAACACATTCACTCCTAAAAAAGATAAAATAAAAACAAGCAAAATCCACGTTGTAATAGTTATTGATGAAATTGCAGTGGTTATTGATGAAAAAAACGATCCTCCAGTTGGAGACCCACTACTTAAATTGGATGATAATGACTTATATAGTTTGTTTGAGTTGGATTGTGACGGAGTTGACAATGTTGGTTCCATATTTGGCGATGAGTACATTTCTGAATCTAAACTCATAATAATAGTTATAGTTATCAGTTATTTATAAGTATACATATGAAATAATAATATGAATATATCCTCATAATTATTTTATGAATTTAGAATTTAGATAGATTTATCATCTATAAGTTCGGCAATAACAGATACATATGTATCATTTAATTCAAATCGGTTGCCAATAACTTTTACAGATATATTGTCGCCAGCATTAACTTTGGAAAATGCTTCATTGTTATAGTAGTGGTCTCGAGCAACAAATATGGTAAGTGGCATTTTAACATCGTTTGCAACTTCTGCTCTGATTCCTGCTTTTGTAATATTGGTCGCAGTACATGAAATAATTTGCCCACCAAGTGGAAAACATACATCACATTCAAAGGTGACATCAAAACATACATTTACACCATCTGAAATTTTCCCCCCACTATATGCAATAAGTTTGATTGAATTCGGTTTAATATATCCCTCATTTGAGCATTTTCCTTCATATATAAATGCAATGTGATTGTGAATAACATCTTCAATTGAAGCCCCAATATTACTTATGTGCAGTAATATTTTTCGGGTCAACAATGATTGTGAATATAAAGACATTATTTTGTTAGTTATTTATATTAATATAAATCTTTTATTTATATTAATATAATTATTCATTTTTTTATTTTAAAGAAATTAGGTATTTTAAAGTTAAAAATGTAGTTTAAATGCATATTGCATATTGCATAATATATATATATTATATTTATTTTTTTTAATGACTGATAAACTACTTTACATCTCAAATAAAATAAAAAAACTTCCCAAATTTTATCACATTGCAATTAAGGACATTTTAAAGGATCATAATGTTACTTTGAATAAAAATGGAGAGAAGCTTTCAATTAATCTCACGGTTGTTGATCCAAATATTATTGAAGATGTTTTAAATTATATTAAATATGCAGAAGATCAAGAATTGCGACTGCAAACAAGTGAAACCAAAATGGATGAAATTAAAAATGAACACTTTTCTGAAAATTAACTTAGATATATATTATATATTTACTATAAAAATGATTGCAACTTTACTGCCTCATATGATTATTTCTACAAACATATACACCCATATATGTAATTATAAACACATAAAAAAGAATGTTGCTTTAAAACCTTCATCTGAAACAGTTGTGTTTAAAAATAAACCCCAAAATACCCCCCAAATAAAAATTAATCGAATTAATCCAATTTTAAAAAAAACACTAATTCATATGTCACCTCAAAACACAGAAGATTCTTTATTTTGGTGTTTTTCTCAAATTGCGGATGAAGATTGTAAAACCACAAATATAATGTTAAAAAAAATTCAATATATTGACGAACTTACACCAATTTATACAATTTTGCGAAAACAGTTTTCACTTGTTGCATTTTCATCAATAACAAATTTTCTTGCATATAAACAAAAAATTAACATCAGTACTTTATTAGCACTTTGTGCATACAAACAAATTAATGTATGCGTTATATATCCAAATTCTCATTTTATATGCGAATCCGATCCAGGTTCAAGTGACTATTATATAATTCGTTTAAATAAAAATAAAGCATTTTCGTATACAAAAATTGACAGAACCGAATTGTCTACATATACAAATAATTCTATTTTAATTGGTTTAGATAAAATTACATTAAAAGCAGTATCAGCATATACAGCAAACCAACTAAAAGAGTATGCTGAGTTAATTGGCATTTCATTAATAAATTGCGAAACAAAAAAGCCAAAAATAAAACAAGTTCTTTATGAAAATTTAATTAATGCACTTAAAATTGTATAATTATATTCAGGACTACTCAAAAACCAACTCAAAGTCTTCTAAATCTTTTAATTACTAAAAAATAATATTTTTTTAATATTTTTTTTTATTTAAATATTTTATTTTGTGCAATTTTATAAAAAAATATTTACCAGCTACTAAATCCTCCAAAACTACCAATTTCCGATGAAGAACTCGGATTAGACTGAACTGCTTGCTGAGGTTGAGCAGGGGGGGGCTGTTGCATGGCAGTGTCATACGTGTTTTGGGCAGGAGGAAGAGATGATAATGGAGTTCCTTCTGAATAAATCGGTTGGGGAGGAGGAAGTGGGGTAATTGTTTGTCTGCCAGAAATAGGCTGTCTTACAACAATATCGTTATTTGATCCAGATTCTTGGTCAACTGCTGGTCCGTTCAATATTTCAAGAATTCTGTCTGTAAATATTTTGGTTTTCTCTCCAAGCTTTGTTTGTAAACTTAAAGTAATCATTAAAATCGATAAAACGCTAAAAATAATATTATAGCTTGGGTACGGTTCTTCACTATATGTTGGAACATATGTAACCACCCTGTGAACTATTAATAGTCCTAAAAACATAATGCTAATCTGTCCAACAATTTCTACTAAAAGTTCGAGAGTAGATTTGCTTTCATCAACAGCAGGAATGTATTTTTGTATAGTTCGATTTAATGCAATTACAGGAACAATAGCAAGCATTGTGTATTGGAGCAAGTTGAATATTTCAATTTTAGATTCTTTGTCAAAATTAAACACATGTTTTAAAAAACTTTGAGATTCTTCAATTGGATCCATTATAAAAATATACAGAAGGATTGATTTTATTTATAGTTAGAAAATAAATAAACGCATAAAGTGATATTATATTTTGATATTAAAACTCTTCTGAAACAATAAAGTCTTCATCAGTTCTTTCTTTGTTTGCCAAACCATACTCGCCTACTCGTTTTTCAAAAAAATTTGTTTTTCCATCAAGTGAAATAAGTTCCATAAAATCAAATGGGTTTTGCTCATTAAAATGTTTTGGGCATCCAAATTGAACTAACAAACGATCTGCTATAAACATTATGTACTTACTCATAGACGACGAATTCATTCCTATTAATCTACACGGAAGTGCGTCGCAAATAAATTCAAGTTCGATTGTTACAGACTCAATAATAATATTTTTAATAACATCATTGCTTAGTTTATTTTTCAACTTGCTGTACAAAAGTACTGCAAATTCGGTATGTAGCGCTTCATCTCGTGAAATTAATTCATTTGAAAACGTGAGTCCCGGCATAAGTCCACGCTTTTTAAGCCAAAAAATGCTGCAAAATGCTCCACTAAAAAAAATGCCTTCGACACATGCAAATCCAACCAGTCGAGTTGCAAAATTAAGACTTTTGTCTGAAATCCACTTTTGAGCCCATTCCGATTTTTTTTGTATACATGGAAATGTGTCAATTGCATTGAATAGTTTATTTTTTTCATCCTTATTTTTAATAAGCGTATCAATTAATAAACTATATGTTTCACTGTGTATGTTTTCCATGGCGACTTGAAACCCATAAAATGCTCTTGCTTCAGACACTTGAACTTCATTCATAAACCGACATACTAAATTTTCATTAACAATTCCATCACTTGCTGCAAAAAATGCAAGAATCGTTGAAATAAAATATTGTTCATTAAAAGTTAACATTTTCCAGTGGTCAATATCCTTAACTAAGTCAATTTCTTCAACTCTCCAAAGACTTTTTTCTGCCTTTTTATACATCTCCCATAAATCGGGGTATTCGATTGGAAACATTACGAATCTGGAGTTAGAAGGGGTAAGTAATGGCTCATCATATAAAGTATGGGATGCCATTTTAATAATAATATATATTATATATAATGTTTATATAATAATAATAATAATAATAATAATAATAATAATAACAATATTTACAGTTGTATTAAAAATATAAATGTATATATTGTAAATGCGTTTAAGTCTAATTTGTGTATATATAATAACAGTCAACCTATAATAATATATGTCAGATCCATTAATTCCAACACAAAACAATGATTTGTCATCCAAAACTCTTGAGCAAGAATCTAAAAAGTCAGACTTAAAAAATATAAAATATAAAATGATGGTTACTGGAATGGTAACTAATTCGGCAACTGCGAACTTAAATTCCACTTCGGAATCTAAAACTGCGGTAGAAGTTTCTCAATTTTTAGAAAACGAATCAAAGTCAAATAAAGCTGAACCTTGGTGCAAGCTTAATAAAACAATTAAGCTTAAAAAAATGATGGACTTTTCTTTAAAGTATAAGGAAATAAATAGTTTGTCGGATGAAGACTATAATAAATTAAATATTTTTTTAAAGGATTGTTTAAATCGCAAAAAGCTTTTAAAGGTAAAAGAAGTTATTTATGACAAAGTTAATGGTGTTATTATTGAAATCCCAGTACTTATTAAAAATGAAGCAAAAAAACGGTTTACCTTAAAACATTCATTGAACAAAAAAGTATCGACTACAAAACTAACTGCAAAATACGAGTCTGATGATGATGGCGACGAATTATTCTAATACGATATAAAAGGTCACACAAGGGTATTGTGTGCAATTGTAATTATTTATCTATCATTTTATTTATTCATTCCATAAAATATTGATTTGAGAGAAACATGTAAACTTCTTGATATAACCTTATTTTCTCTCAATGGTTATTTTTTTAATATCAAAATTTTTAACATTCATAGTTTATTCTGGACGGCGTTTTTGGGCGAATGTACTTTTATAATTTAAAAAGAAAATATAACTATTAGGAACAATGTAACGGAATTTTTATATTAAGTCAATGTTGGAAGCATGTTGCAGAACAATTATTCTAAAATTTAAAATTAGTTGGCATCATTATTATATATTTATATATTATATATAATAATGACTTCTTTAAAATTAAAAAGGTGTAAAAAACCATTTATAAAGTAACAAAAAGGTGTCATAAAAGTAATAAGGCTAAATTAAAAACCCTTAAAAGATGTGATAATGGCTCAAGACGATGTGCCAATGGAAGTTGTTATTCAATCTATTATGGTACAAATAATAAATTAATAATAAAAAATTACGGTCACACATTAAAAGGAACAACAAATAGAAAAAAAATGAAAACAACCGCACGTAAACCTTCGAAGAAGCATATAAAAAAAAAATAAACGAATCAACATATATTGAATGTCAATAAATGTGATTAATCTTATTTTCTCTCCATGTTTTTTTTAATATCGAGATTTTTTAACATTAATAGTTTGTCCTGGACGGCGTTTTTGAGCAGATGATGGGTCATATATGGGCTCTGATTTTTCTGAATTATATTGCTTTGACATATCCCAAAATTGTTTGGATCCCAATTTAAATTCTGGATGTTCTGATGCTTTGTACCAATAAACTTGGTCAACTAACTTATTTGATTTAGCATTGTTGTGAATAACTAAACATTCATAATTTTCTGTACATTGGTCCATAATTTGACAAAAAGATTCAAATGTTGGAAACATTCCAGCATAATTTTCATATATACGCTTTCTATTGGCAATGTAATTATCCCTCAATATAAACACATAATCAATATTTGTACGAAGAATTGGTGGCATTCCAAGTGGATACTGCATCGTGATAATAAGCATAACCTTCCAATGACGCCCATTCATAAAAATTAAACGCATTAGTTTATCTCTTGTCCATGCGTTATCATATAAACAATCGTCTAAAATAACAAATGTTCTTGG